AGAGGGAAGAGCTCGGAATTTTTTTAGCGTCGAAATTTAGGGGGGTGTTGACAAATTGACAAGCTCTATACTGTGGGTGTTGACATATCACTAAATGCTTTTAAGTATTACCGACTTTGCAAAGGTAAAAGGCTTGTCGCGCCAACGGATTTCTAAGGCTGTGCAAATGGGAAAACTAGAGGGCGCCGTTGTCAACAGAGGAAAGAAAAAGTTTATTGACAAAGACCTCGGATTGGAGTTGTGGGATAAAACGACACCTATAGCGCATAAAGTTAATATCCCTACGCAAACAAGAGAGGAACTAAAGAAACAAGTTCAGGAAATGCCAGCCGATCAAATACCGGATTTCAATGTTTCACGTGCGAAAAACGAATTTTATAAAGCGGAGCTGGCCAGGATACAGGTAGAGCAACAAAAGAAAGAGTTGATCAGTGCGAAAGAAGTTGAAAAGAAAAGTCTTGAGTTGGCGGTTGGTATTCGTGAGGCGTTTTTAACTCTGCCTGATCGGGTTAGTAATTTATTTGCGAGTGAAACGGATGCAACGGCAATTGATGGAGTATTGAGGAAAGAGATTCATTCTTGTTTAGAAAGTTTTGTGGAGGCAGCATGAACCCATTTGCAAAAGGATTTCTAGAGGGCATTATTCCGCCTCCCCCGATGACGGTTAGCGAATGGAGCGATAAGCATCGAAGGTTAAGCAGTAAGGGAAGTAGTGAACCGGGCCGGTGGCGCACGAGTCGTGTCCCTTATCTCAAAACCCCGATGGACTTATTGAGCGTGACCAATACGGATGTTGAAAGGGTTGTAATGATGTTTGGAGCGCAGACAGGCAAGACAGAAGCGGGTATTAATTTTCTTTTATATACGATTGATCATTGTCCGGCCCCTGTTCTTTGCGTTGCCGCGTCTTTAGACATGGTGAAAAGAATGAGCCGTCAAAGGTTAGAGCCTGCCTTTGAAGAAACGCCCGTTATAAAAGCCAAGATTGCCCCGCAAAGATCAAGGGATGCAAGCAATTCAATGTTCATAAAAGAGTACCCAAATGGCATATTGATGCTCACAGGTAGTAACTCCCCCGCCGGGCTTAGAAGTGCCCCGGTTAGATACCTTTTTATGGATGAAATCGATTCGTATAATTTGGATATTTCGACATCTGGGGGGGTTAGTGAAGGCGACCCCGTAGAACTTGCCATCAAAAGAACATCAACATTCAGCAGGAAAAAAATATTGATGACGAGTACCCCGACTTTAAAAGAATTTAGCCGCGTCGAAAATGAATATTTAACTTCTGATCGTCGTAAATACTGGGTTCCCTGTCCCGCGTGTAATGAATATCAAGTTTTGATATGGGGTCAAATGAAATGGGAAAACCGCGACGCCTCGACGGCTAAATATGAATGCTCACATTGCGGGGAAAGATTCGACGAATCAAATAAAACATCAATGCTTAGACAAGGGGAGTGGAGGGCAGAGAAACCAATGACAAGAAAGACGGCAGGGTTTCAAATGAGTTCTTTATATAGTCCCGCGGGTTGGATGACTTGGCCTGAATTAGTCGAGGAATTTTTAAGGTCGAAGGATGACGCGCCATTATTTAAGACCTTTGTTAATACCCGTTTAGCTGAAACCTTCGACGAGTCATATCAATCGCAATTGTCAGCCGAGGAAATGTTGGAGAAGTGCGAAAAATATTTACCCGGAACAATACCGGCAGATGTTGTTTGTTTAGTTCAGGGGGTAGATGTGCAAGGTGGCGGAGGTACGAAAGGGGAGAGAATCGAAATCTCGACTTGGGGGATAGGTTTAGAGGAACACATGTATTTAATCCAGCATGATGTAATTCTTGGCGACGCGAATCAAAGCACCGTCTGGGAGGGGTTAGATGTTTTGTTAACGGCTGAATGGGAACACCCAAACGGCGGTAGGTTAAAAGTCGAGTGTACGGCAATAGATACCGGCGGACTTGCAACCAACTCTGTTTATAACTATTGCAGGGCTAGAAAAGGGTCGGGCGTTATAGGAATCAAGGGAAGTAGTCAATCAGGGCAGCCAGCAATAGGTAGAGGTTCAAAGGTGGATTTGAACTATAGAGGTAAACCAATTAAAGGCGGTGTTGTTGTTTATTCCGTAGGAACTGACACAATCAAAGACGTGTTGTATAGTAGGCTTAAGTTTAATAATAAATTACATTTTCACGCGCAAACAACGGAAGAATATTTTAAACAATTTACAGGAGAAAGAAAGGTTTTAAAGAAAAGCGGTAGGGGTACGCAATACGTTCAGAAAAAGAATCAAAACGTTGAGGCGTTGGATTGTGCCGTTTATGCCTATGCAGCCCTTAATCATCTTTATCAACGCTTCCCACGCGGTAAATTCTTTCAAATCTTCGCTAATAAGCTCTTAAATTCCGTTAATTCCGATAAAAAACAACGTCTAAAATCTAATAGTAAGGCCGCTAAAAAAAGTTATGTCACTCATTGGTGAGGTATCGGCGTGAATATCCCGGCTTCGATACGTGCGGGAAGCACAGTTAAATGGAGAGAATCAAGCCAAGTTGACCCATTTGGTGATGCGTTGCAAAGCACCGATTCTTGGGCAATGAAGTTCTATTTACGAACTAATACGGCTTCGGAGGGACACACTGCGACGGGTTCAACCTACGGAACAGGTTGGGAATTTACTATTAGCGCAACAGATAGCGCAGGTTTTGACGCGGGTGATTGGTTCTTTAATTGTGAGGTTAGTAAAGGATCAGAAAAATATATTGTTGGGAGTGGAGCGTTAGAAGTTCTTCAAGCCCTCGCCTATACAGGAACGCCCGGAGCGCTGCAAGGGAAGAGCCAAACAGAACAAGACCTCGACGCGATTAAATCAGCAATTAGAACTTTAGTTAGTGGCGGTGTTGTTAAAGAATATTCAATTGCAGGTAGAAGCCTTAAAAAATATGATCTTTCTGATTTGATGGCTTTAGAAAGTCGTTTGAAATATCAATTAAAGCGTGAAGAAAAAGCGGACTTAATAGCTAACGGTCTGGGTAATCCGTCTGCAATGTATGTGAGGTTTAACTGATGGGAATTATTAACGCATGGTCGGCTTTATGGGAACCAAACCCAAGAGCAATAAAACCGAGACGAAAAAGAGAGTATGCAGGGGCCGAAGTATCGCGCCTTACTAGCGGTTGGGTAACTAGTACCAATTCAGCCGATAGCGACATTAAAGGCAGCCTAAAAAAATTAGTTAATAGATCAAGGCAATTAACCCGTGATGTTGATTATTGCAAAAACGCAATTAGGGCAATTACAGATAACGTTGTAGGAACCGGCGTTCGTTTACAGGCTCAAGTCAGGCAGCAACGCGGAGGAAAATTAAATCAACGTGTTAATGAACAAATAGAAAGAGCGTGGGCTAGTTGGGGCAAAGCTGATTCATGCGACGTTGCCGGAAAACTTTGCTGGAATGATATTTGTCGTTCTGCTGTTTCTAATTGGGCGGAATCAGGCGAAGTATTTATAAGAATTATTCGGGGCCAAAAATTTGGTAATAGTTCCGTTCCTTTTGCTTTGCAATTGCTTGAATCGGACATGATTGATATTGATTATGAGGGGAAAGCAGAAAAGAAAGGTTGGACTTGGAAAATGGGTGTGCTTTTAGATGATTGGGGAAGACCTCAAAAATATGCACTTTTAACAAAACACCCCGGAGATACTCTTTTTGTTAATCAACCAACAACAGGTAAAAAACATATTTTTGTTGATGCTAAATCGATTATTCATTTGGCTACTTTTTCCCGCCCCGGACAGACTCGCGGCGTGCCTTGGATGGCAAGTGCTATTCAAAGAATGCATCACTTAGAAGGCTACGAAAGTGCGGAATTAATTTCTAAGCGTGTTTCGTCAGCGCAAATGGCATGGATTCAAACGCCAGAGGGTGAGTTAGAAGGTGATGATATTGAAGATAATGACAGAGTTTATGACATGTCACCCGGAAAAATTTCTTATCTTTCAGCGGGTGAATCTGTGCATGTTCCAAGCCTTAATTCATCAAGCGGAGAATTTGAACCTTTCCTTGCTGCCATGCTCCGCGCTCTTGCCGCTGGTATTGGATGCAGTTACGAAACGATTTCCCGCGACTACTCAAAGACTAATTACAGTAGTTCGCGTTTAAGTTTGTTGCAAGATCAAGAGGCGTTTAAATCTCTTCAATATCAATTAAGAGAATCGTTTTTAGACATTGTTTATAAAGAATGGTTAGAAGTTGCCGTTTTGTCCGGTGCGTTGCAATTGCCTAATTATCAAACAGAAACGAGTAGATACCACATGGCGCGGTGGATGTTCAGGGGTTACGGATGGGTAGACCCCATGAAAGAAACACAAGCGATGCAATTAGCAGTGAAAGCAGGGTTTAAAACTCAGTCGCAGGTATTAAGTGAAATGTCGGGTATTGATTTAGAAGAATTTCTAATCGCTCGTAAAAATGAAATTGATATGGCTGAAAGTTTGGGTTTGTCTTTTGACAATCAAGTTAATACGTCGCCTGAAACTGCATCTAAAGTAGATACAACTACTAATCAACAGGAAGATGACGAAACGTGATTATGAAAAAGATTTAGTCCAAAGAGACTTTAATTTAGAAGTAAGAGAAGTAGAGAAAGAAGACCGCACCCTAGAATTTCCCTTTTCAAGTGAAGAGCCTGTTCAAAGATATTTTGGCCTTGAAACGCTAGAGCATCGAGAGCAAAGCGCAGATTTAGGACGTTTAAATGATGGGGCTCCTGTTCTTTGGAACCATGACCCCGACAAGGTTATTGGTGTTGTTGAACGTGCATGGATTGATGAAAAGAAAAAGCGCGGCTATGCAAAAGTAAGATTTAGTGAGGAAGAATTTGCGGCGTCAAAATTTAGAGATATAAAAAATAAAATTATTAGAAATATAAGTTTTGGATACATGGTTAAGGACACCGAGCAAAAGAAAGATTCTGATGAGGTGCTTGTTAGATCATGGGAAGCCTACGAAATCAGCGTTGTTGCAATTCCGGCAGATTACAAAGGGGCAGGGATAGGAAGATCAAAAGACAATACGGCTCAATCAGAAACACTATCTAATATGTCTAAAGAGGAACGTTCCGACGTTTCAGCATCTTCTGATGCGCCTGTAAACTCTGTAGTCGAATCAATGACCGCTAACCCAAAAGAAACCTTGGAGGTGCGTTCAGAAGTTGACACTCAAAAAGTGATCAAAGCTGAGCGTTCACGTATTCAAGAAATACAAACTGTTGCTGCAAAATACAATCTTCAAGATCTAGGCGAAACCTACATTAAAGAAGATAGAAGCGTTGCAGATTTTAATTCTGCTGTTCTTCGCGAGTGGAAGCCCGAAGCAATCGCACCAAAGGCAGACGCTACTGACATAGGTTTAACTCAAGCCGAGACACGTAGCTTCTCAGTTCTTAGAGCGATTGACTATCTTGCTAATCCTGGTAGCGCTGCAAAGCGTGAGGCCGCTGCTTTTGAAATAGAAGCTTCCGAGGCTGCTGCTGCAAAACTTGGTAGAGCATCTAGAGGCATAACAATTCCTAATGAAGTTTTTCGTAGGGACATGCAAACCTCACCCGATACAGCGGGCGGTAATTTAGTTGCAACAGAGCTTTCAAGCGATTTCATAAGTCTGTTAAAGAATGCGTCTGTATTGGCTCAAACAGGATCGACAATCTTGACCGGGCTTTCTGGCAATATTTCAATTCCTAGACAAGGATCTCAGCAAACCAGCTATTGGGTCGGCGAGGGTTCAAATGTAACTGAATCCGATATGACAATTGAGCAGGTCAACATGACACCTCGCACAATTGGCGCAATGACAGATATTTCTAGGAAGCTACTTATTCAGTCTTCTTTAGATGTTGAGTCATTAGTTAGAAGTTCACTTGCATCTTCTGTTGCTCTTGAAATAGATCGCGCTGCTCTTTACGGATTAGGCTCTAGTTCTGAACCACTTGGCTTGCATAACGTAACAGGCATTGCAACTGAAAACGTTGGAAATAACGATCCTAGTTTTGGTGATGTCGTCAACATGGAATCTGACATTTCTGTTGGTAATGCATTAACTGGTTCTCTTGCTTATGTAACTAGAGCCAACATTGCCGGAGCGATGAAAGTTAAGACTAAAGATTCTGGTTCTGGTCGCTTTGTTAATGAAGATGGAGTCGTAAACGGTTATCCCCTCTACGTCTCAAATCAAATTGAAGCAGGTGACATCTGGTTCGGTAACTGGTCAGAATTGATCCTTGGTTATTGGTCAGGTCTTGATCTTCAAGTTGATCCTTATACAGGCGGTGCTTCTGGAAACGTAAGAGTAAGAGTCTTACAAGATGTTGACGTTGCTGTTAAGCATCCAGCTAGTTTCTGTCTCGGTGCTTAGGCATGAAGATTGAAGCCTTAAGTTCATTCGGATTAAAAGGCGAAGTCGTTCAGGTTGGGGAGGTTGTTGAGGCTTCCCCCTCTGAAACAAGGCAGCTTATTAATTCAGGACAGGCAAAAGAAGCCGTTGTCTGTGAGGTTCAAAAAGAGGAACCAAAAGCAAAACCAAAAGCTAAAAAAGCTAAATCAACTTCTACCCCAGAGGTATCTGACTAATGACTATTCAAAATTTAGGTTCTAAAGGAACCGCCGTTGACATCTTGCCTAATGATGTTCTTGCTTCAACCGCTAATGGTTCAGGTGTAGATCTTCAAGGATATGAGGGAAGCGCTGCTTTCGTTCTTTCATCTGAAGCAATGGGCGCAAGCGTTACTCTTGCCGTTCATCTTGAGGAAAGCGCTAATAACTCTGATTGGAGCGATGTTTCTTCGGGCTCATTCACAACGACTGCGGCTAATACCGCTGCTTTTGAACAAATTACATTAAACGTTTCTGACCTTAAGCGCTATGTAAGAGCCGCCGCTACTGTTGCAGGTGGTACAGGAACAGGAGCCGTAAACGTCACTGCTTACGCTTCTAAGAAGTACACAACATAAAAATAGATGTCATTTGCTGATGACATAAAAAGCATGTTGGACGGCCCCTTTGGTGTTTCATGCACTGCGGGGGCTACCACTGCAAACGGTATTTTGGATGAACCTACGTCAGTTGTTGCGGGTGATCAAGTGTTAATGGTTGACCGAGTTGTTCACGTTTTAAATTCTGATTTCGGTTCGTTAGTTCCGGGGGATAGTATTACTGTTGATTCTGTTAGTTATAAAGTACGCACCAACGAAAAAGATTTAGATGGCCTTTCTTGTCAAATCTCATTGGAGAAAGTTTAAATGGCTACGACTAGAAGGGAACATATATTAGACGCTGTAAAAACAGCAATCACAGCAACAACAGGAATTAGCAGCCGCGCATATAGAAGCCGCGTTGTTCCATTAATACAAAATTCTCAACTTCCCGCCCTGTTGCTTACGTGGGCAAGTGACACCGCAAGCCAAGAAACTTCATTAGCTACATTAAATTGGACTTTAGAATTTTCGGTTGCGTGCATCGTATCTGGAGAAACACCCGACGAGGTAGCAGATACTATTGTTGAAGATATGCACTCTCGCTTCT